AGCCACTCGGCGGTACGTACAGCAGTCGGCTGGCGTAGTTATCGGCAACCAGCAGGTCGCAGCAGTACAGCGCCGAGTAGGAACTGTTGAGCGCGAGGCTACCACGACGCCAGTTGATCGCATCCTGCACACGCTGCTCGCCAGACGGAACGTCCAGGATCGCCATGCAGTCCATGCGGTCGGCACAGATTTCATCCATGCGCTGCTGGATCGCGGGGTTGACCAAGCCGGCGTTGATCAGGATGTTGACCGAGATTTCTTCCGGGTTGCGGTAGAGATCCCACGCCTGCATCAGCTGGCCGGTGGTTGCGCGAGTGCCGTTGGTGCCGCCGCCCAGCTGGGTCTGGATCACCGACAGGATGAACTTGCGCTTCGGGTTCTGCATGTACTGCGGATGCGTCTCGTTCTGGACGATGCGGATCAGGGCAGAGCGGCGGTTGATGTGTTCCTGGATGTTCTGCTGCACACCGAAGCCATCGACCTGGTGATTGAGGACAACCAGGAACGACTCGCTCGCAACACCACTGCCGTTCTCGAACACGTCCACGTAGAACGAATTGTCGTTGACCTTGGTGTTCGGGTAGACGCGGACAACCAGCTGCTGGTTCCACTCGCCAGGATCGACGGCATGGACCACGAACAGCTCATCCGGCCCGAAGTCGTACTCGTCGGGATACTCGGTGCCCGTCTCCCACTTGTAGAAGGAGTTGAGCGAGTTCTCGTTGATGAACACCGTCGCACCGCCGTACTGCGCACCGGGCGCAACACGGGTAACGTACAGGCGGTTGCCTTCGTTCAGGAACGCGAGCGCCGAGTAGTGCAGGTAACCCAGCGAAGCGTCGGGCGTGCCGAACTGGCGGATGAAGCTCTGGATGCTGGTGATAAGCGTGCGCTTGTTCACCGGGCCGCGATTCGACTCGCCAACGATGGCGGCAACCGAAGTGCTGACCTGGGACGCCTCTTGGGAGTTGTCAATCTCCTTGACGTAAACGCCCGCGGAGGAATTGTTAGCCATTGGAATCTCCTGTGCGGATGATGCTAAGTGCGATAACCCTTAGACAGTTGAAATTACGAAGTGGTACGGAACGGCCTACTCTTTAGGTGCCGGTTTTCAAGCCCGCAGACGCATATACAAGCTGCCTGCGGTACTCGACGTGATCGGCAAGGAGAAGTTCCAGGCTGGATGCACAACAGGCGGCCTTCAACGTCTGGACCGCCTGCTCGGACAGCGCGCGCATCTTGTAAGCAAGGCTTGCAGCAAGCTCATGGTTGTTGGCCAGTACCGCAGTGCGATACTTCCGAGCGTGCTTCATGTAGCGCGCGTGCGCCATCGAGGTCAAACCCTCTTGTGCGTTCGCCGACCGGATCATTCGCGTGAGCATGGCAATCGCATCGTCCGATGAGGCAATCGCCGTTTGAATCTGGGACTCACTGAGGCTCGATACGTCCCTGCGATCCACGCGGAGAGTGTCGAACAGTTGGCTGTGCACAGGCATGACGCGCACTCCGATCAGCTGTAGGTAAAGCTCAGGCGCACCATCTCGGGGGCCGAGATTTCGATGCGCTCCAGCTCGCCGTAGAAGATGAAGACGCCGTGGCATGGCACGTTGGCGAGTTCACCAGACTTGTACTTGATGCGCAGGCGGATCGGCTGGTACGAGTTGATGATGACTGCGGTTTCAATGCCGTCGATCACGAACTGCTGACCCTCACCAGGACCGACTACCACGTCACCGCTGGATGCCGCACGGCCCTGTACCACTCGCTTGGCAATCGAACCCTGCTGGGCGCGCTTGCGAAGTTGCAGGTCGGCAATGGTCGTCACGAACTGCGTAACGATGGTGCGCTCCAGTCCCTGACGCTTAGAACGAAGGTTGCTCATTGGTGGAATACTCCTCAGGGATAACGGGCTCGTACTCGCCGAAGAGGTCGTCTGCGTCGAGCATACGCGGATCCGAAACGTTCTCGCGCGAACCGTACACACCCTTGGATGCAACGCCAATCTGAGGATCAGCGGCATACACGGATGCAACGTCGCGGAAGAAGCCAGCCCACGTGTGGAAGATGAACTGGATGCTGACTTCGCCACCGCCGGGCTTGGTGGTGTCACCAGTGTCGGCAATGGGGATCGTCAGATTGTCCGGGATTTCGATACGGTTGTTCAGCACCAGCTGGTTGGCGAACTTGACGTCGAAGTTCAAGTTGGTCATCGCAGACAGGATGAGGAAGGTTTCGATCATCCCATACAGGCGCTTTGCATCCGAGTCGGTGTACTTCAACTCAAAGCCGAGCTTCACCGGGAACAGGAAACCCACAGAGGCGGTGTTTCGTGTTGCGCCGACTGTACCCATACGCATACCCACGCGGGCAGTGTTGCGGTTGTTTACGAGGTCACGGGTTGCCTGTGCGTCACTGGGCACTAGCCATGCGTATGGATACGTGTCGTCCTTCGTATTCTCCATCTGCGCCTTGATCTTGTCATCGGTGCTGATGCGAATACGCTTGACGCCGGTCTCACGCTGGAACACGGCACGCATGCCATGCAGGCCAGTCAACAGCAGACTGCTCTTGGCAATCTCCGCAGGAATGTGGATGCGAGCCATGTTGACTCCTTTGTGGAGTGGAAAAAATGAAGCCCCGAAAGGAACGAAAGTCCTCCGGGGCTCCAGTCACGCTGTCGTCGCTATTGCTTGATCCGGACGGGACTCTCGGAGCCCATCACAAGACGCATCGGATGGGGACCACCACCATGGTTCCCACTACTCAGCGAGCTTGGTACGATCTTCTGGCCGGGCACGCCCGGGTTCCAATCGTCGGAAGGTGCGTCGTCGCCATCTTCTTCGTCCTCAGCCAGGAGTTCGGAGGGTTCAACCTCTTCATCCGCAGAGAGCGAGGGGATAAGCGACATGGCGTCAGCCAGGCTCTTGGAGATTGATTCCAGACCAGCGCGTGGTGCGTCACTGGATTCAGATTCCCAATCTCCGGACGACGGCCGCAGGTCTTCGGCGTCGAGGTCACCCTCAACATCCAGTTCCTGCAACAGTTCGTCCGCATCCGAAGAACTCAGGGACGTTGCGAACAACGAACCTGCTTCCTCGTAGCGACCATTGCGATACGCCACAGCGGCAAGCAACAGAAGATCACGAGCAATGTTCTGTTTCATGCCTAGGACCTCATGTTGTTGAGTCAGCGGAGTGGGCGGATTTGCCTACCCACTCCGCTTCATCAGGTCCTGGATCAGACGCGCTGGCCCTTGGCGATGGACTTGGCGTTGGCCAGGGTGAACGAGAACAGTTCGTTCAGCATCCAGCCCTTGGTGGTGTTGCCGTGGTCGGCGCCCGAGGTCGGGGTCGAGCGCACGCCGCCGCGATCGGTGTAGACCGCGTGGTGCTCCGGCGAGGAGACCACGTAGATTTCACCGCGGTTCAGGACCTTCTGGTTCGGCTGACGGAAGGCATCGGTCAGCAGGTTCAGGCCGACCAGGGTACCCAGCTGGCCGTGCAGCGCCAGATCGTACTTGGTCACCGGATCCAGGAACTCGTGGAAGTCCGGGTTGGCGATGATATCGGCCCAGAAGTCGTTGGCGATGATCGCGGTGGCGGCCGGCAGGTTCCAGTCGGTGACGGACTGGCGGATGCGAGCCAGGTGGCCCGGGCCCAGCTGACCGACGATGTACTCCAGCGGGTTGATCAGGCCGACGGCCTTGTCCGCAGCCTTCTTCCACAGACGGT